GCATTGCATCTAAAGCAGATGTAGCAGCACCAACAGAACCAGTAACCCAAGATTTCATTCTTCGGTCATCAGTTTGTGAAGCTCTATATCTAACGTGCAAGAAAGGACGCTTCATACTAGCACCAACAGTTTGATCATAAACTGAAGAAGTACCAGCAGGAATCATAACTCCTCTAATAGCGTTAGTAGCGTTAGCATCGTTAATACTACCTCTTGTAGCTTTGTCATTTAAGTATCTCATGTCAGATTTGTAGAAGTCGTAAGATCCACGTCTAAAACCAGTAAAACCTAAATTTAATGCCATATCTTCAGAGTTGTTAAATACTCCGTAAGAAGTACCTCCAGCTCCGTAAGAGTTCATTGAAGCTAACATATCATCAATAGCTAAGCTAGTTGATCTGTTAACAAACATCATGTACTCTTCAATAGCACCTTGCTTGTCAAACTCAGCAAGTATTGCATCAAACTCAGCTAAATCAGTAGCAGCGTTAACACCAGTTACACCTGTAGTAATGTTACCTCTTGATTCAATAGCAGCAAATAAACCTTCAGTGCCAAATTTAGCGCCGTTACCATTTACAAGTAAATCAGCGTTAGTAGCAGCTGTGCTATCTAAACCAATTTCACTTTCTAACATTGACATTTCAATGTAGTCAGTAAAACGAGCTCTAGTATCAGCTTCAGCTTTTAAGTACCATAAGTAACCAGAACCACCAGCTTCAGTAGATATTTCTACCCAACCAATTCTAGAAGCATCAGATCCTGAAACTTGGTAGTAATCTTTCATTATAATTGGTTTGTTAGTAAAAGATTTAAACCTTGGCTCATTAGCACCTCTTACATCAGTATCAGCAGCAGAAGCATCATGATAATTAGTACCTTTACCAAATTCAGAACCATAAACTAAAATAGTAGTAGCTTGATCTGAGTTTGTTGCTGTAAGTGCAGCAGCACCATAAGGCGCTAAAGTAACATCATCTGTAGATACAGCAGAAACTAAACATTTTACAACTTGATTAGAGTCAGCTACTATTACAGTGTCATTAACTCTAATACCGTGTCTAACTTCACCAGTGTGACCGTTAGAAATACCTGAGTTATCAGAATCAGCACCATCAATATCAGCTTGCACTAAAAATGAAGTAGTATCTGTTAATTTACCTTTGTAAGATAGGTGTAATCTACCTTGTTCTGACCAAACAACTTGATCAGCTGTCATAGCTTCTTCTGCACCAACTTGTGCTAAGAAACCAGAAATTGTGCGAGGTCCAAAAACCTCAGCTTCTTTTTCCATTAAATCTGGAACGTATTGTTGAGCCCAACCTTCGTTTGCGGTTGCAGCTAAGTCTAGATAATTTGTAGAAAGTGTTTGCTGTCTTTGAGCTGGAACACTATTTAACAAACCACCAGGATTTGAAATTGCCATAATTTTGTAATTTTAAATTGTTATTTATTGTTTTTAATTTTAAACTTAAAATCAGAAGAATTATTACCTAAAACTTTTACTTTTACTCCACCTGCTTCTATTTCACCATGACTTTGTCTTGGATTCATATCAACGTTTTTAGCTTTAGCAACACTATTTTTCATAGCATCAGCTTTTCCTTGTTCATAAAAGTGTTTTGCAATAGCATCGGCATTCATTGCTGTATATAAAGACTTGTGATAACCCGCGGCATCTGACATTTCATTTTTTTCGTTCAAAAACTTTTTGACAAAATTATTAATATCGCTTTGAGCTTCTTTAATCTCATTAGCATTGTTTACGTTAAATCTATACTTTTTTTCACCGACGTTATATTCAAAACCTTTGAACTTATCGTTAAAAACTTTATTAGTTTTATTTAAAAAATTAGATTTACTTGATTCAGCTATTTTTTTAGTCTCTTCTGACTCTTTGTTGTACCTATTAAAAAAATCTACAGCTTTTTGCTGCTCAGTTGTGAGCTTACTTCCAGCTTTAATTTCTTCATAGTATTTGGACTTTTGCCCGTCCAAGTGGCTTCTAGCGTCGGCAACTTGCTCTTTTAACGCTAATTTTTTTCTTCGTATATCTCTTTCTTCGTCTTCTTCTTCGTCGTAAGAGAATGAATCTTCCATAAGGAAGTTAATTTCTTCTGCGTTTAGATGAGGTTTTGTTTGTCTATAATATTCTCTTAGTAAAGAGTCATCATCTAACTTACTATAATCTTGATTAATTTTTACATAATCATTTATATCACCACCAGTTTCTTCCATGAAGTCTACTAGCTTTTGAATATTTTCTGGTAGCGGTTTACCAGTAGCTTCTGCTTCGGCTACAGCTTCTTCAACTTCTTCAACTGTGGTTTCTACAGGTTCTTCTTGTTCTTCTTCAGTAACTTCTTCTAATACTGGAGCTTCTTGTGCTTCTGCTTCCGGTTGTACTTCTTCTTGTTTTTCTGTGGGCTCGGCATCTTCAGACTCTGCAACCACTCCGCTGTCGTCAGCGTTATCTTTTTTAACTTCATCTTTTTCTTCTTTTGGTGTTGTTGGTTTATCTAAGTTTACTTTCGTAATGTTATCATCTTGTTGTGTTTCTTTAATCTCAACTTTAGTAACGTTTTCTTGTGTAGTCTCTTCGACTACGTTTTCTTTGTTTTCTTCCATAATATAATATAATAATAATTAATAAATTTACCTAGGGTCAAAAGCACCCATGTTGAATCCTCCACCTAGTATATCATTACCTGCGGACTCAAAGTTTTTAGGTGGTTTATCAGTCTTTCTTTGATCAATCATTTCTGATTGTTGTGTAGCTTGTATTTTTGTTCTTTCGTCTTTTCTATCCTCTTTTTCTTTTTCTCTTGATTTTGCGCCTTGTACCTCTAGGTTTTTCAACTGTATGTTCATTTGAAACTCTAACTGCATTAGTTGTTTTTTATACTCAACTTCTTGTTGCATTTTTTCAGCTTCTAACTGTGCTTCAGCTTGTAATAACTGCGCTTTACCTTGTGATAGCGCTTGATTTTTTTGTACTTCAATTTGAGCAGCAGCTTGAGCGGCTTGAGTATTAGACTGTGACTGCATTTGAATATTTTGTTGTTGAATAGCTAGATCTTTTTCTTGTTTCTTTTTTCTACGTATTTTTAGCATTTGATTTGCTAATTTAATATTTTTTATTTCTCTAAGATCAATAGCATCTTCAAGCTCTATACTTTGCTGTTGAAGTGCCATTTGTATATTGTTTTCAAGCCTGGCTTTTTCTTCTTCATCTGGCATTAAATCTAAAAATATACCAAAATCATAAAGGTGCAATTCTGACATTTCTTCTAACGTAGCTACATTGTGAACGCCTATAGCTTGTATAAAAGCATCTTTTGTTGGAGAATATTCTATAATATCAGATATTCTAAGAGATAAACACTCTGCGGTTTCAGCTGTTAAAAACAAACCAGCTTGTAGTATATGTCTTGTTGCAGTGTTAGAATTAGCAGCTGCTATTTTCTGTATTCCAACTAAAGCGTTTTTATCTGGCATACTACCATCTCTAGCTTCGTTAAGCCCGGTTACATCTCTTATCATTTGCAAATAATAATTATACGTACCTATTAAAGCTTGCATTTTATTACCACCAGATCCAGATGTTATTTCTTGTATTGGTACTTTGCCAGGGTTTATATCGCCTTCTGACGTGAAGCTCCTTCCTATCACGGATCCAGTTTGAAAAAACATGTTTAATGCTTCTTGCGGATTATAGTTAGTACCATTACCTAAATCAACTTCAGCTAAACCATCAGCATCTAAGTAAACACCATCTGGTACCATACGTGACATTACTTGTTGTAATTTTAAATGTGTAAGCTGTATCATATCTGCAAAGCCAGTAATACGTTTTACTAATGAATCAATCTTACCATCATACATACGTGGCGCTACAATAGCATAATTCATTTTTACTTTAGTAAAATTACTTTTTGGTCTTACCATATTTTTAGCCATACCCCAACTGAGTAATTTATCTGTACCTAATATTAAAGCTCCTTCGTATAAAACCTCTATTGATCTTAATAATTTTGAATAACCACCTTCTTTATTTTCAGGTGGATTAAAACTGTCATCTTTAGGTATTATCTTATCTGCACCAGTGCCTGTTTCTTTTATTTTATAAACTTCATTCATATAAGTTTTATAGTTAAAATATAAAACTTGAACAGTATTAGTGTCTTCTTTGTCTGATGTATATCTAGTATTATAATTATTTCTATTATAATTTTTGTTTTTCATTATATCTTCAAGATCACTTTCTGATAAATGTGGGAATTGTTTTGCTAGTTCATTGACAGGTATTGACTTAACTTCACCAGCATAGTATATATCATCAAAATAAGGAGAGTCAGTGTAAGAATAAACTAAATTAGCTGGATCTACGTAATCTATAACTACACCTTCAGATGTATTAAAAGATGTTTTAACAGCACCTATACCAAGTACGGTTAAATCGTAATAAAATCTTTTCTTTGTTAACTCGTAGTTATTACCTTCAAATAAAACATTTAAAGCTTGTTCTTCTGCCATTTCAACAGCTTGTTTATAATTAAGCTGCATATGAAGCTGTAACTCTTCTTCTGAATCAGGTAATATAGATGGGTCATTTTCAGCTAATGATATTCCAAAAGCTTGTTGCGAGAAAGCATCTAGCTCTCTAGTTCTCATGTCATTTAATAAAGACTCCATATACTCTGTTCTTTTACTAACACCATAAGCGTCTTGAGAAAAAGCTTTTATATCATATGTTCTTTGTGCCATGCCATTGACAACTATATCAACAAACTTTGAAATAATTGGCACTGGAGTCCAGTCTAAATTTAAATAGGACAAATCACCGTTTATAGACAACTCATCCTTATATTTTTGTATAGATTGTTCGCCTCTTGCGTACAGTCTTAATTTATGAAAATCATTATAATTAGTTCTATATTTATTATTACTTCTGTCCTCATTAAACCATTCTGTTTCTATAGCTTTAGCTACTTTCATACCATAATCATAGCTAAGCTTTTCAGCATCACTTACTGTTTGGCTTGGAAAATAACGTTTACTAGAATATGCCATATTTATTTTATTATTTGTGAATTATTTCCAATGTTATTATACTTAGAAATATTTATGTTTAATTTTGGTTTTTCAACCTTAGCATTTGGCGCATATAAATGTCTATTGTTAGCCATAATAGCTAAACCACTACTTATTGATGCATCAAACTTTGTTCTTTTATTTATATCAAACTTACTCCAATCATTTAACAATTCGTTAAAATAAAGATCACCAAAACTACCATCTTGTTTCATACCTACGTGATCTTGTATATACATTTCAATTGCAGCCGCATGTGCTTGTTTTATATCTTCACTTGAATTAGGTATACCACCTACTTCTTTTTCTGCTACAGATAATTTATTCCAAAGCTTATCAGGTCTATTCATACTAAAACCTCTGTAACCTCTACGTCTTAAATAATACAATAGACGAGGTTTATTATTCTCTGCAAGTATAGGCATCCCGTAAAATACTAAAGCCATTAGAACGTCTTCAAAGAATATCTCAGCTGTAGGTGGTCTTGATAAGTATTCTAAAAAGAAGCTATTCGCAGGAGCGTCCTCCATGCTAAACCTGGTTAAGCCGTGTAATGCTCCTTTTGATCCTTCTCCATCTACAGTCCCTGATATATCATAAGAGTCACAACCAAATGCTCCCATGTGTTCATTACCAGGATATTTTATACCGTTTTTAATTACCACTCTATTTTGTAATTGCTGAGGTGGAACCCAGCTAACTTTAAATCTACCTTTTGGATCAGGGTAATAAATAACTTGTGTATCTTTTATTCCGTTAACCCATTGAAAATTACCCGTTGTAATGCCTAGCGTTCTAGACATTTCTTCGTTGTAATCTATTTGCTCGTACAATTTAACAAGATTAAAAATACTGTTTTTTGTTTCGTCTCTAAAAGCGTGTTCTTCGGTTCTTGGAAATTGCCTGTAGAACTCATTTAAAGCATCTTGATCAGATTTTAAACCATCAGCTTCGTTTTGCCAACTATCTATTACACCTATATCTATTAGTTCACCGTCTGGGGCAAACACATCTGTGTCAGGAGTAGTGAATACTGGAACTCCGTACTCGTCAATAAATCCTTCGTAGTTCCATTCCATTGGGATAAACAAAGAGTATAAACCAGATTTTGTCTGACCGTTTCTATTTCGCTTAGTGACATCTGATGCATTGTATAGTTTTTTAAAATTACCACCACCTTTATCTAATGAGTTACTTGTTGATCCCATCATACATTTACCTATAATTCTACTACCTAATCTAAGACATGTTTTAGTAACTCTCCAATTGTTTAATATATTATCAGGTCTTTCCCATTTACCACTTTCATCGTGTACTAGTAGCGCTAGTTTTTCACCATCGTAACTATTATCACCTGTATTTTTCCAATCAATAGTTGTATCTAAACCTTGTATATCTTCAAGCTGCTCGTTTGCTGTAATTTTTTTTCTTGTAAACTTACTAGCTGGAACTCTATATGCTAACTCTGTTTTAGGACGATCCATACCGTCTTGCACCGGTTTAAAGAAAAAAGGATAGTTTATACTAATAGGTACCACCTTGTCTGTAAACATTTTTTTAGCATCAGCACCTGTTTTAGATAATATCCCATATCTACTATCACTTGAAATTGTAGCTAAATTAACTGTTTCGGCAGAACTCATGAAAGAAAATCCAGAACGTCTGTTCTTTAAATAACACATTCCATAACACCTCTTGTCTGCCTTGCAAGCCTCCCAAAATATAAAGAACAACCTATTTGCTTCTCTAAAATCAGGTGCACCAACATCTATTTTACTCCATTGTAAATACATGTAGTGTGTGCCCACTATGTAAGTTGGTTTACCATTGTTCATAAACCAAAAACCTTCATCTCTTCTTTTAAACTCTTCGTCTATGTAATCAAACCATTGTTCTTTTTGCTCTTCTGGATACGACCTCCAATCAAATATGTTTTTTAATCTACTTAATTCTTTTGGATATTCTAGTTTTTGCCACTTGTTTTTAGGGTGCACGTACACTGATTTCGGTTCAGCCGGCAACCCAATTCGCAAATTTTGTATCTCCACCACTTGTCCAATGCGTCCAGTTTTAGAGATAACCACGATATCATGTTCTTTATTATACCCATATTTCCATTTTTTAGATTTGTTAAGCCTACTAATAGTTGTGCGTTTAATAGGTTCTATTATTTTAACTAAACTTTGCTCGTACATTACTTAGATCTACCTTCTGCGAATCCTTTAAAAGTTTTTTTCTTTGTCTCTTCAGGTGTTTTTCCCTCAAGCAAGTTTTCTTCTTCTTGTATTCTGTTAAGTATTTCAAATGCGTCAAATATAGCTAGTTTTTTAGTAGCTGCAGCGTTTTTTAATCTATCA